CAGCAGATAGCACTGTCATTCTTGTGCCTGATGTGGTTGTTGCTCAAGGTGCTTATGCAAGGGCATTGGTTGAGCGTGGTGAAGATGGTGGACTATCTTCATCTGAGGCTTACACACTGTTTCGATCCATGTTGTCGGATTACATTGCCTTGGAGGGCAGTCGTTATCCTGAAAACCAAGAGTTTGTTCCGCAATGAGCCAACAAATCCAGACCTTTTCTGTTTCAGCCCCAGGCTTTTTTGGGCTGAATACACAGGACTCTCCGCTTGATTTAGCGGCTGGATACGCTGCGATTGCCACAAACTGCGTGATTGACCAGTACGGGCGCATTGGCTCTCGCAAAGGCTTTTCAAGGGTTAACACATCCTCTGGCAACCTTGGCGCAAATAATGTAACAGTCATCCATGAGTTGGTGCAGACTGATGGCACTTTGACTGTTTTGTTCGCTGGAAACAACAAGCTGTTTAAACTGAGTGGCACAAGTGTTGTTGAGTTGACCTATGGGGGGGGAGGTACTGGCCCCACCATTACCGCAAGCAACTGGCATTGTGCTTCTTTGAATGGAATCACATATTTCTTTCAGACGGGTTATGACCCACTCATTTATGACCCTGCTGTAAGCACCACCACATACAGGCGTGTGAGCGAGAAAAGTGGTTATGTTGCGACTGCTCCCCAAACCAACATTGTTATCTCTGCCTATGGTCGCTTGTGGACTGCTAGTAGCACTGCTGACACTGTAACTGTCTACTTCTCTGACTTGCTTGCTGGTCATGTCTGGTCAACAGGAACTGCTGGTTCTTTGGATATCTCACGGGTGTGGCCTAATGGCTCTGATGAGATTACAGGGTTGGCAGCACACAATGGATTCTTGTTTATCTTTGGCAAGCGTCAAGTATTGATTTATGCAAATGCAACTACCCCATCAAGTCTGTCACTGAGCGACACCATCAGCAACATTGGTTGCATTGCAAGGGACTCTATTGCCAACACAGGCAGTGATGTGGTTTTCTTGTCAAACAGTGGTGTGCGGTCATTGCTCAGAACCATTCAAGAGAAGTCTGCGCCTTTGCGGGACTTGTCTAAGAATGTGCGTGATGACTTGATGACGATTGTGAATGCTGAGACATTGGCAAACATCAAGGCAGTCTATTCAGAGTCAAATGCCTTCTACCTGATTAACTTCCCAACTGCCACCCAGACCTACTGCTTTGACACCAAGGCGGCTTTGCAAGATGGTTCTTCACGGGTAACTGTGTGGGATTCCATCACACCAACTGCTTTCCTTGCTAAACGCAATGGAGACTTGTTGATTGGCAAGAATGGTTATGTGGGCAAGTATGGTACTTATCTTGACCATGCAAGCACATACCGATTGCAGTATTTCACGACTTATGCTGACTTGGGTGCGCCCAATGTCACATCTATCCTGAAGCGCATTGCTGTGGTGGTGATTGGTGGATCAAGCCAAGGCTTCATCATTAAGTGGGGATACGACTTCACTGGTCAGTATTACTCCACCACATTGCAAATTCCTCAGTCTACTGTGTCTGAGTATGGAACTGCTGAGTATGGGGCAAATGGTGTTCCTGTTGCCTACTACTCAGATGGCATTTCTTTGCAGACTTTGGTTGGTCAAACATCAGGCTCTGGCAAGACTGTGCAGACGGGTTATGAAGTGCAGATCAATGGTTATCCTGTGAGCATTCAAAAGATTGAGATACAAGCCAAGAACGGCAAACTGGTTTAAGGAAGAAACATGGCAAATTACACCAAAACCACCAACTTTGCGGCTAAGGATGCTCTGTCGCCAGGGAATGCAAGCAAGGTTGTCAAGGGAACTGAGATTGATACTGAGTTCACCAACATTCAGACTGCCATTGCAACCAAGGCAGATGGAACCTTCACAAACTTCAGCTTTGTTGAAAGCGGCACCAATCTGCTTATTCGTCACTCAGGGACTGATGTAATGAAGATTGACAGTTCTGGGAACCTGACTGTGTTGGGCAACATTGTGGCTAACGGCACTGTCTAATGAACGCAGTACAAAACAATCTCAATGTAACTTGCAAGTGCTTGCAGGTTCTTTTGGCATTGGGAGGTTGATATGGCAGCATATACCATTAAACAATTTGGGGATACAGATTCTCCGGTTCTTTTTAAATTAACAGATATAAATGACCAAGTTTATGCTTATGTTCCTAAAGAATTTACAGAAAGAGGATATGTTGATAATGGAGAGCAACTTTATCCAGAATGGTTTTTAAATCCAAATGTAATTCAGTCAGCTTCATCTATTACGCTTCCTAAAGATGCTGATTTAGGTGAAAAAGCTAAAAAAGTTTATACAAATCCCGAGAGTGGATACATTTGGAAATTAAATGATTTAACTAAATATACCAATGCAAATGCGTCAAGCTATAAAATAACTGCACAAAGGCCAGCTATTCAAGGTTTGGTGACATATCAAGGTCAGCCAGCATATTCTATTGGAGCAACACCAACCACCGATCAAAGTTTTATTGATAATAAAGGATTTGTTCAAGGTATTGTCTATGGGAAAAATAATGGGGGTAACTTTTTTAGTAATTTGTTTAGCGGAAATATTGGAGCAGCTTTTGCCAGCTTAGACCCTAGCGCATCTATTAGTAGAGCAGCTACAAGCCTATTTCAACCCGTTGAACAAGCAGTTACCACAAATCTTGCCCAGCTAGACAAAGATTTAAGCCTTTCTCAAAATGCACCACTGATTGCAACTATTGCCGCAACCATTGCATTGCCTGGAGTTGGTGCATCCATTGGCAACTCTTTACTAAGTGCTGGATTGCTTCCTGTTGGCACTTCTGTAGCCACCGCTACGGCAGTTGGAACTGGTTTGGCAAATGCTGCTTTACAAGTTGCTCAAGGTAAATCTCCAGAAGATGCCTTGAAAGCTGGTGTTGTTGGCGCTGCTGGTGGTGCTATTGGAAATTATCTTGTTGGCGATCCTGGAACATTAAAGAATTTTGTTACCAGTACATCAACCAATCTTTTGGCTGGCAAGAACCCAGAGGATGCTGTTAAAGCTGGTATTGCCAGTAGTGGTGCTGGTCTTGCAGGAAGAACTGTTGCTGGTGCAACTGGTTCTGCGGCTGCTGGTCAATTAGCGGCAGGAACCACTGCTGGCTTGCTTACTGGTAAAACTGCTGAACAGTCATTGGCTCAAGGTGTTGGCAACATAAAGCTAGACTCTCTCAGGCCAGATTCTGGTGTAACAGTTCCCACTGAAGCACAGGTCACTGCTGGTCAGACAGCCTTGCAAGATAGCTTGGCTCCATTCCTAAAAGATACAACTGCATCAGCATTTGACACAAAAGATATTATTGGTGACAATTCTGGGTTTAGCACAACAACAACTGCACCAGTAACAATAGATTCAGGAGTAATAAATCCTGCACAGACTGTTGCAAATGTTGTTGGAACAGACGCAACTCAAATAGACACCACACAAACTACTGTAAATACTGGAGTAAAAACCATGGGTGACGATGACGAAGTAATTGATTTTGAAGGCGCTGGAATGTCCGCTAGTCTAAGTGAATACTTGGCAGACCCAGAGGGCGCTACCATGTATGCTGATATTCAACGAGAGTTGAATTTAGACCCAGAAGGTGCGGCAATGTCTGCGGGTTTAAGTCAGGCTATTCAAGATTACTCAACAGGAACTGGGTTAAGCATTAAAGATGTTGTTAAATTCTTTAAAGCCAATCCAAATCTTACTAAAGCTGCAACCAGTGTGATTTCTGGTGGTGTTGGCTTGTTTGGCACTAAGCTGGCTACTGACACTGCTAGAGAAGCCGCTAGAGTTGCCGCTGAAGCACAGAAGTTCAAGCCTGTTGGCGTAACTACTAGGTTTGGAGCCACAAACTACACATACGATGACAAAGGTAATCTTGCCACTGCTGGTTACACGCTAACCCCAGAACTCAAAGCAATCCAAGACAAGTTAATGTCTGGTGCAACCCTGAGTCTTGATGAGGCAAAGAAGGTTGCAGACCTGTATGACCCACTGAAGAAAGCATCTACAAGCCTGTTTGACCTGGGCACATCTTATCTGGCTAAAACACCAGAGCAAGTTGCCGCTGACTACATGGCAAAGCAACAAGACTTGTTGGCTCCTAGCCGTGAGCGTCAACTGTCTCAGTTGCAAAACACCTTGTTCCAAACGGGTCGTGGTGGCTTGTCTGTTGGTGCAACCAGTGCCCGTCCTAGTGGTGCTAGAGGTCTTGGCGCAACCACTCCTGAGATGGAAGCCTACTACAACGCATTGGCTCAACAAGATGCTCAATTGGCGGCAGGGGCACAGCAAGCTGGTCAACAGAGTGTTCTGTTTGGCAAAGGGTTGCTTGGTGCTGGTGGTGAGTTCCTTGGCAAGTACACTGCTGGTCAAGCTGGAGCCTATGATCCATTCAAGACTCTACTGAGTACTGCTGGCGCTGTTGAATCAATGGGTGCTGGTGCATTGCAAACTGGTGCTGAATTGGGTGGTAGAAGCACTACTGCGGCAACCAATGCGGCAAGGACTTTGTTGCCAACCTCATCTGTTAACCCATATAGTTCGTTGTTTACGAGCCTTGCAGATGATCCACAATTTAAGGCGGCAGTTCAATCATTTTTAACTGGCGGTTAAGCCATAAAGGAATAGTCATGGCAGATATTGTTGGAAGTTTGTTTGGTGTGACCCCTGAGTTGTACCAAGAACAGCGGGATCAGATGGCTCGTCAACGGGCTATGCAATTGGCACGAATGGCTCCTCTTGAGCAAGCATCCTATGGTGCTGCCAGGGCTGGTCAGCAATTGGGTGGTGCATTTGCCTCTGCAATGGGTGTAGAAGACCCTCAGATGCGTCTGATTAGCCAGCGCAATGCTTTGGCACGACAGATTGATATGACTGACCCTGACTCAATCATGCGTGGCGCACAGATGGCGGCTCAGATGGCCGATACATCTACAGCTAGTGCATTAGCTGAATATGCTCGTAAGGCTGCTAGTGAAATGGCATTGACTCAACAAAAATTGCGTGAGAGACAA